GGCTCGCGCAGCCTGTCAGCACGCCGTTCGGAGGCGACCCCGATGCCTGACGACGTGCAGCGGCTGCTGTCGCAGGCGGAACGCTTTGCCCGGCTGACGGATCGCTTGTCTGTGTCGTTTGCCGAGGAATTGGCCACGGTGCTGCGTGATCTCGACCGGGAGCTGGTGCGCTTGGTGGCCGATGCGCGATCCGGCAACCGCACGGCGACCGCCTTGGCGGTACGGGCTGGAGAACTACGGCGAGCACTGCGCGAGGTGCTACGGGCGGCCGGCTATGACGCCCTCGTGGACCGCGCCAGTCGCCGCGCGCTGGATGAGGCGCTCGAGGTGCTGGGCCGCACGGACGTGGGCCGCACAACCCGCCGGTTCGTGACGCAAGACGCCGCACGCCTGGAGGCGCTGCGCACGCTGCGCGTCGGAGAGCTGGTGGCCAAGGGAGACGAGGCGGCCATTGCGCTCTGGCGCACGCTGGTGCGCGGCCTGTATGCGCAGCAGCCCGTCGCCGCGATCGTCGAAGACTTGGCCGAGGCGCTTGATCTGGAGTTTGCCGAGGCGCGCACGCTGTACGACACGGCCACGGCGGTCTATGGGCGCGAGATCGAGGCGCTGAAGTCTGGCCCGGAGGATGTGTTCCTGTACAGCGGCCCCATCGACAACCAGATGCGGCCGTTCTGCCTGCAGCACATCGGCAAGGTGTTCAGCCGCGCCGCCATTGACGCGCTGGACAACGGACAGTTGGCCGATACGTTCCTCACCGGAGGCGGCTACAACTGCCGGCATATCTGGATGCGCTTGTCAGCGCTCGATGAGGATGCCGCAAAGGCGGACACGGGCGAGCGTCTGGAGTTTGTCACTGAATCGCTTGCTGACGTACAGCCCAAGAAACGCGCGAGGGCCGCCTAATGGGCATCGTCGTGCGCAAGTCATTCGTGCGCTTGGCCGACACGGCACTCACCACGAAGGCCGACATGATGCTGGTCGGTGAAATGGTGCGGCGTCGCATTGTCGAGCGCACTGAGCGCGGCGTCGATGCGACCGGCGCGGCGTTTCGACCCTACAGCAAGGGATACGCGAAGCGGAAGAACGCAGCCGGCGGACGGTCGCGCGTGGATCTGCGCGTCAGCGGCGCCATGATGAACGCCATTGACATCATCGATGTGACCGACACGTCGGTATCGCTGGGATTCAGGAACAACGCGCGCACATGAAGACCGTCAAGACATCGCGAGGGACGGCCATTCAGCGGTCCAACGACATCGGGGCCGAGCAAAAGGCGCTGTATCACGCGGAACTCGGCGCCGGCAAATCGCGGGTGGTCAGGAACTTCTTTGATCTGTCGCCGGCGGATGCCGAAGCCATCGCCGAACGCTTGCAGGCCAGCCTGGATCGACGGCTGGCGGCAGGGTCGTAACACACAGCCATCCCGGCGGCGTTGAGCCGGGCAGCCTAACGCGGCGGGCGTCATGTGCCGCACGGGGATGAGTTGAGATGAGCGAGAACGCGAACGCCGCACCTGTCGAGCCGAAAGTGCTGGCCGTGCCACTGAATGAGGACGGCAGCATCGGGGCATTGCCGGACCAGTTGCAGAAGCTGGTGGATGCCCGCATTCGTGAGGCGACGAAACGCGCCCAAGCGAAGGCCGATCCGTCTCCCGTGGAGGCCGAGGAACTGCGGCAACTGCGGGCCAAGGTCGCCGAGCAGGAACGACTGGACGCGGAACGCCGCGGCGAATACGACAAGGCCGTCAAGATGCGCGAGGACGCCTACGCGGCCGAACATGCCAAGCTGACGGCGGAAATCGCGCGGCGCACCGAACGGATCAAGGCCAGTGTTGCGGCCGACATCCGCGCGGCGGCGCTCGAGCAGGGCGCGCGTCGGGAATCGCTCGACGAGTTGGGCACCCTGCTGGGGCGGTTCATCGCGCTCGACGACGCCAGCCTGGCGCCGGTCGTGCTCGGGGACGACGGACAACCGTCCGACCGCAGCGTCGTGGACATGGTCAAGGCGTATCTCGACACCCATCCCCATCACAAGGTGGCAGCCGGCAGTGGAGGAGGCGCCCGTGGGGGCGCGTCGTTCGCCGGGGGGCACCTTGGCGGCGCGGCGGCTGAAGTCGCGGCGGCGCAGGACCGCATCAACAAGGGCGACCGATCACCGGACGCCATCAACGCACTGTATGAGGCCGCGCGCAAGGCGCGGGCCTCATAACGGGAGGACTGAGGCATGGCCTTTACCGGGCTGAGCACCAACAAGCTGTTTACGCCGTCCCTGGTGGGCGAGGACATCTCGGCCATCATGGCGACCCTCACGCCCGTCGAGGCCCCGCTGCTCGATTGGCTTGGGGATGCGGCGACCTTCGCCATTTCGACCAAGCACGAGTACATCCAGGACTACCTGCGGCCGAACTACATCATCGCGTCAACGGCGGTGGCGTCGGCGACCGCCAACACGGCGTTTCAGGTGAACGGCCTCGGCGAAGCGCTGACCGTCGGCACCATCCTGGAAAACGAATCGGCCGCGCCGGAAGTTGTGCAGGTCGTCTCGATCGTCGGCGTCAACAGCATCGTCGTGAGCCGCAACTATGACGGCGTCGGCGTCGGGTCGCTGGCGGCGGGCGGGCAGTTCTTCGTGCGGGCACCGGCTGGCCTGGAAGGCGCGGACCACGACGGCAGCCACTCGGCGCGGCTGGGTACGCGGCAGGCCAATACGGTCGGCCTGTTCCAGATCCCGATCGCCACGTCGGGCACACAGATGGCCATCAACACGCTGGGCGGCGACTCGTATGAGAGCGCCCGCGCGAAGGTGTTCACAGAGGTGCCGTTCCGCCTGGAGACGGAAGTCATCCGCGGCGCGCTGAACTCGGCCAACTCGCTCGGCACCGCGAGCGCCACCCGCACGATGAAGGGCATCCGCGGCCACCTGACGGCGGTGTCGTCCACCGTGACGGCCACGTCGTTCGCGGCGAATCCGCATCTCTACATCGGCAACGTGATGGACTCGATCTACAGCAACGGGGCCAGCACGAGCGAGGACTGGGGCGTCATCGCCGGTCGTACGTTCTTCCGCAACATCTCGGACCTGAACGACAGCAAGGTCTACGACAGCAATCAGTCGCAGGTCTTCCAGCGTCAGATCCGCAGCTACAACGGGCCGTTCGGCAACATGACCGTGTTCCTGTCGCGGGCGCTGCCAGCCACGGAACTGCTCATCGTCAGCCGGCAGCGCGTGAAGGTCGTGCCGCTCCAGGGCCGCTCGTTCGGCTATCAGGAGATGGCGCGCACGGGGGACAACACCAAGGGCATGGTCGTCGGCGAGTACACCGTCGAGGTCCATCACCCGGATGCGATGGGCCGCCTGCGCGTCTGAGCGTAGGCGGTGAAGCTGCGCGCCCGGACACGCCGGCCGCAGAACGCGGATAGGCGACGGCCACACGGACCCCTCCGGTGTGGTCGTCGCCGACCGCGCACGACACAGGAGGGGGATTCGCTATGCACCCGGTCATCGAAGAAATCCTACGGGCCAAGGCGCCGGACCAGATCCGGCACGACGTGCTGCGCCGCTGGCAGCAGCAGTTGCGCGACGAGGTGCAGCCGCTGCTCGACCGCCTGGCGGCGTTCGACGTGGCGGCCCTTGCGCAGAAACAGGCGCAGGCGTCTGGCCAGAGGCCGCAGCGATGACGGCGCCCATGCGCTGGGCGTTCGCGGTCAGGTCGGTGCCGTTCACGCAGGACGTGATCGACGGCCGGTCGTCGCTGGGCGGCTCGGAGTCGGCCTGCTTGGGGCTCGCACGCGCCTTGGTGGCGCGCGGGCACGATGTCCACCTATTCGCTGGTGATCTGCAGGCGCCGCCCCAGATCGACCTGCACGGCGTCAAGTGGCATCCGCTGGAGCAGTTGCGCACGGACTATCTGCACTGGACGTGGGATGTCTACGTCGGGCTGCGGCTGGTCGAGTTCTTCGCCGCGCCGGTGTCGGCGCGCATGCGCATCTTGTGGGGGCAGGATCTGCTGCTGAGCAGTGGCCTGCAGGCGGACCAGCCCGCGGCCGTGATGTCGCACCTGTGGGGCGTGGATCACATCGCCTACGTCAGCGCGTTCCATCGGGCGCAGTGGGAATCGGTGATGCCCGATGCGCGTGGCCTGGGCTGGGTCACCCGCAACAGCTACGATCCGACCGACCTGCCGAGCGAGCCGCCCGCCCGCGACCCCTACCGGATCATCCACATCAACCGCCCCGAGCGCGGATTGGCGCCGCTGTTGGCCATGTGGCCCGAGCTGCGCCGCCGGGTGCCGCAGGCGACGCTGGCCATCTGCCGCTACTCGTCGATGTATGACGCGCAGGGCTGGGGGCGTGTTTGCGCCTCGTTCGACGAGGAAGTGCAGGCCGTCAACGCGGCCGTCGGTGGCATCACGTATCTGGGCGAACTGAACAAGGCCGACCTCTACCGCGAGATCGCGGCCTCGGCCGTGATGTGGTATCCCGGGGTTGTCGCATTCGCGGAAACGTCCTGCATCGCCGCCATTGAGGC